GCGCTTCGCCGCTCGGCTACGCCGCTCGCGTGCAGGCGCTCTTCGGCTTGCCAAACGCCACCTTTGAGTTGACGCCGCCAGACACGACGCTGACCATCAACGAGGGCAACCAGTTGCCCTACTGGGATGTGCAGGAATACAGCGAAGGCGTGATGACGGCCACTTCGGTTTACGACGACACCACGAATACTTGGGGCGTCAAACTTGATCCAGGCACGGCAACGACTGGCGACTACCTCACGATGACCACGCGCTCCTACTTGGTAAACGATGACAACCTCTCGCTGCGCCAGAAGGCACTGGCGGTCGTTGCCAAGAACGGCACCTACGCAGGCACCACGCAGTGGAATCTAAACCTGACGGCGACCTACTACGACGCGGCTGATGTGGTGCTGCACTCAGGCACCGTGGCAACCATCCTTGACAACGCCACCTGGACTTCAATGGCTGGCACCACAACCACAGGCGGCACGGCCATCAACGGCGCGGCGCACTATGTCGACCTGACCTACACGCTCACGGCAACCGCGCCAGTCACGAGCGCCACGAGCGTGACCATCAAGAGCACGCTGCTCCAGACTTCGGCTGGTGCAGGCGGCGGCGCGCAATCTTTCCTCGTGACAGAAACCTTCACAACCAGCGATACCTGGACGGTGCCAACTGGGGTCACAAGTCTGATCGCCGTCGTTGCCATCGGCGCAGGGCAAGGCGGCAAGTCTGGGAGCATTCGCATCCTCGGTCAACGCGCAGCAAGCCAAAGTTCAACGGCTGGGACAATCGGCAAGGGTGGAGACTTAGTGCTTGCCCGTGACATTGCACTTGGGACTGCAGCCTCGGTATCCGTGAGTGTTGGGGCGGGCGGCGCAGGAGGCGCAGGCACCTCTTACACAAAGGCTGTTGGCGATTCCACAACGAACTACTCAATAAGTTCTGGCAACGCAAGCAACGGCGGTAACACTTCGTTTGGTTCATTCGTTGTTGCGGCTGGCGGTGGGAACAACAACAGCGGCACGCCTTCGTACTCAACAACTTGGGGCGCGAACATCTTTACGCAGACTGGAGCGGCACAAACCATTCCTGCTGGCACTACCACCACGACATCATTCCCTTACTACCCATACGCATTCCAGCAAGCAGGAACATCTGGAGTTGGAACCTTCACGGTCAGCGGCACCGCAAGTTCTAATGAGGTCAGTTCGTTTGGAACGGCTGGCGCACGCGGCGCGGCGGGCCTTCTTGGTGCGGGTGGAAACTCTGCTGCAAACACGGTGAACACACCTGCTGGTACTGCAAGCACAACTGGAACCGTCACATCTGGTTCTGGTGGTAGTGGCGGCGATGGCGCAGCGGGTGGCGCAGGAGGAGCCGCAGTGGTCAGCGTCATCAGCGCACTTGTGGGAGGCATTGGCAAGACCTACACAATCACAGGAGGCACGCCTGGAACAACCGCTGGCTCAGCAAATGGTGCTGGCGGGGCGGCAGGCGGCGGCGTAGCAATCGGTGTGGTTGGAATCGGAACATCCCAGACAACTTCTTACACCAACTCAGGAATCACAGCCACCGTTGCTGGCGCAACATCTGGCTCCAATGGACTCGTGGTGATTGCGTATGTTGCCTAAGCACGCCTTTCTTGACGCTGACGGCATCGTGGTCAATCTCATCGTTGGCAGCCTCACGCCTTCGCAGCAGCAACTATTCCTGCGCGACCAGGCAACGATGTTTGGTGCAACGCAAGTGATTGAGGTGGAGGCTGGCACGAGCGTTTGGATTGGCGGCTCGTATCTTGACGGCGTATTCGCACCACCACCGCAGCCTGAGCCAGAGCCTGAGCCAGAAATCGTGGAAGGCACGAGCGAGGTCATTGAGGAGCCTCTCGCTATAGTTGAAGAGACAACCCCTGATCCTGAAGCCACGGAGCCTGACCTATGACCGCAAGCCAGAGTACGGAGATCCTCAAGCGGCTTGACCGCATCGAGCGCGACCTCGCGGACATCAAGGTGGAGTTGGCAGAGTCTCGCGGCGCCTATCGGCTCGCCAAGTTCGTTATCGCACTGCTCGGCGTCTCTGGACTCGGCGGCCTCCTCGCGTGGATGCAGGGTCAAGGGAAGTGAGCCTGATCGTCCGCTCGCAACTCGGACTCGCCGAGCGCCTCGGCGTGAAGGCGATGGACGACTGCGGACCTGCAAGTCTCGCCACCTGCGCGACCTTCCTCGGACTGCCGACCACCACGAAGCAAGCGCACAAAGCCTGCGCGCAGGCGGGGCGTGTGGACACGCCGACTGGCGCAGAAGGCACGAGCGCACGAGAACTGGCGAAGGCTGGGAAGATTCTCGGACTCCACGCGCGCGTGGCGTATGACTGGAGCGAGGTCAGCAACCAAGTCAAGAACGGCGCTGCACTTATCCTGAACATTCAGGCGAGCCAGAAGAGCGTGCCAGACAACCTGCGCTCCAAGTGGCAGCGCGATTACTGGAAGAAGCAGCCACTCGCCACCTACGGCCACTACGTCGTGCTGGTCTGGGAGAACAGCGGCTGGGTCTATGCTTGTCCGACGATGCAGGAAGGCAAGCCAGGACGGTCAGCCACTCCCGCTGAGGTCAAGACCCTCCGAGACTCGAAGGGCGAGGCTGGGTTCCCGACCCCGCCTGCAATGATCCTGATTCACAGAAAGTAGGAGCAGATGGACCCAATCGTGAACGACCTCTTGAACGCACTCATCGTTGGACTCGTGCCAGTCGCCATCGGCGCACTGGGCTATCTCGCCAAGCAAGTCATCAACCTGATTCAAGCGAACGTGAGCCGCGAGCAGTACGCGATGCTGGAGAAGATCGCCGCCGCGACCGTCGCGAGCATCAACCAGACGCTCGGCAGCAAGGCTGGGGCTGAGAAGAAGGAAGCCGCTCTCGCGCTCGTGCGCTCTGAGTGCGCCAAGCGTGGGATCAAGTTGGACGAACAGGCGATCGGCAACGCCGTTGAAGCAGCCGTCTACCGCGCCAAGTTAGGGGCTTGACACAAGGCTGAGCAACACTCACTCTCGGTTGATCGGCGTGTAGTCGCGCCGAAAGTAGGAGGTTGAAATGGAGGACCTAGACGAGTTCCTGACGTTGCAGGGTGGCTACAAAGGCCCACTCTGCGGCTACCAGTTGCTCGAGGTGAGCGACGCTGATCGTCCATCGCTGGACAGGGCGCTCGCAGCCGCGAAGATCACGGCAAAGGCAATCCAGAAGTGGTGCGAGATTCGCGGCCAGCACTGGGCTGTGCAGAACATTCAGAGACACAGGAGAGGGGACTGCAAATGCCAGAAGACCTGATCGAGTTCCAGCGCGAGGACGAACTCAACGAACTGAAGTCGGCGCACAGGCGTGCGCTGCGCGCACTCGCCAAGAAGGAGCAGCAGACCGAAGAACTCGTGGAGGCGGTCTACCGCGCGGCGAAGGATGCGGCAGTCGGGATGAAGATCCCAGCCGTTCCCGCACCGAAGCCAGACAAGCGCAAAGGAAAGCGCGAGGTGGCGGTCGTTCAACTGAGCGACTGGCAACTCGGCAAGAAGAGCGTGGACTACGACATTGACACTGCGGCAAAGCGGCTGCAGTTGCTCGCCGAGAAGGTGCAGCGGGTGGTGGAGATTCAGCGCAAGGATCACCCTGTGGACACGGTGAAGATTTTGCTCACTGGCGACCTCGTGGAGTCAGACGGCAACATCTTCCCAGGGCAAGCCTATGAGGTTGAGGCTGGCGGTCTGTACGTCCAAATCTTCCGAGGTGCGGAAATGCTCGCGCAGTTCGTGCGCGCGATGGCCGCACTCTTCCCGCAAGTGGAGGTCTACGGCGCAATCGGCAACCACGGACGCTTGGGGCGCTACTCGGATCACTCGCCAGAGAGCAACAGCGATGCGATCCTCTACAACATTGCGCGCTCACTCGTGCAGAGCGAGAAGCGCGTGAGTTGGAAGGAGAGCCTCACCGTTGGCGGTCGGCACTGGTACGACACGCTGGAACTGCCAGGCGGCAAGATTGGGATGATCGTTCACGGCGATCAGTTCAGAGGTGGACTTGGGATGCCGTGGTACGGCGTTGCAAAGAAGGCGAGCGGCTGGCGTCTGTCGGTTGCTCCGTTTGACTACCTCTGGTTCGGACACTGGCATCAGCCTGCGCGACTCGTGTTGGCTGACGGAAAGATCACAACGTGGTGCTCGCCGTCGCTGGAGAGCAGCAACCGCTTCGCGCAGGAGGTCGTCGGCGCATCGGGTGAGCCAGGTCAATGGCTGATGTTCTTTGACGGCGACGGAGAAGTCTCGGCTGAGTATCTGATCCGCCTGCGCTGATGCCGTTTCTGAGTGGCCCGCCAGCGCCACTCCCAGATCTGATAGGGACCTGCTCGCCGTGCGGGGAGACTCGCAGAGTGTGGAAGTTTGCCGAACAGGAGGTGAGCCTCACGGTCGGCTATTCTGCAGTCCTGTCCTACGGCATCTGCCGAGCGTGCCTGGAGGTGGTCCTGGACCTGCTCGATGACGAGGACGATGACTACGCTGGCCCAGCCAGCGAACCCCCAGGCTGACCTCCTCCAGCCTGGGGGCTACCCCTCCCAAAATCGTGCTCAAAATAGGGGGTTGACAAGCCGTGACGTCACGGCGTAAGATCGTGATGTCGGGAGGAACCCAGCCAGACGGATGGGCCGACAAGAGGAGAAAAAGATGGAAAATTTCGTAGCAGTTTTCTCAGTCAAGGCAGACGATTCACTCGCCCAGGTTCATCGCTCGGATTGCCGCGACATCGCAAAGGGTGAATACCCGACCGATGCGTTCAGCACTCCAGCAGAAGCCAAGTATGAGGCAGAGGGTATGGGCGGCCACTTCGTCAATGGGGAGTTTGTGACTGACTTCCCAGCAACTTATGCGCCTTGCGTTGCGAAGGCGGTGCGCTGATGACGTGCGAGATTGTGACGGCAACTTGGCGAGATGCGTGTGGCAGACAAGGGATTGGCACGTGGCAGTTTGGGACAAAGGCTGAGCCGTTTGGTTCTCCTCTATGGGTATGCAAACTGCACGCCAATAAGTTGACCAAGCAAGGCCACTGGGATCTTTCGGTGGCATTCAAGTTGAAGGAGGCAGCAAAGTGAAGGCAATGATTTTGGACGGCTTGGCCGTCGCATCGTTCATCGCAGCGATGGTGCTGCTCTTGGCACTGGGGTCAATGCGATGAAGTTGAACCGAAAGACGCAGCCACTGGTCTACAAGCGAGTGGCAATCCGCACGACGCTGCTCGATGAGCAGAAGCGCCGATCGCAGGCGCTGATGGACATTGCCATCGGCATCTACGGCTTCGCGTTCGTCGTGTTCCTGTTTGCGTGGCTTGGCTAATGCCAGTCTACGAATACCGCTGCGGCGACTGCGGGCATCGGGAAGAGCACACGCACTCAATCCAGAACGTCTACAACCCGCGCTGCGAGAAGTGCGGCCGCTGGATGCGGATGGTCTATTCGCCAGCGGCGGTGGTTTACAAGGGCGAAGGGTTCGCCAAGAAAGACAGAAAGAAGGAGGCCAAGTGAGCAAGCAATACGAGTTCGTCAAGGCAGAGCAGCGCAGTCCTGAGTGGTTCGCACTTCGGGCTGACGGCATTACGGCGACCGACGTCTCGGTCATCGCGGGGCTGAACCCATACAAGACGCCGTATCAACTCTGGGCAGAGAAGTTGGGCAAGTTCACGCCTGATCCAGTTGGACCAGCAGCGGTGCGCGGGATCCTGCTGGAGAACACGGTGGCAGAGTTCTACGAGATGGAGACTGGCCGCGAGTTGCGCCGCAGCAACGGCATCGTCCGACTCAAGGAGTTGCCGTGGGTGATGGCGTCGCTCGATCGCACCATCGTTGGCGAGGACGGCTTGGTAGAAATCAAGACGAGCACCTCACCACGCTGGAGCCTGCACCCAGTGCCGCCAGAGGTGGTGGCTCAGGTGCAGTGGCAGATGTTTGTGACGGCTGCACCGTGGTGCGACGTAGCAGTCCTGCTCGGTGGTTTGGTCTTCCGCATCGAGCGGGTGGCTGCGAGCCTGGACTACCAGACGGAGTTGTACCGCAAGGCAGTGGAGTTCAGGAACGCGCTCGCAACGCAGACGCCGCCAGCCTTGCAGGGTCAGGACTCTGACGCGCTGGCTCAGGTTGTGCCGCAGGCGAGCGAAGAGTACGAGAACGCAACGACAGGCATTGACCGCGTGGCCGCGCTCTATGCCGAGAAGCAATACGAGTCCAAGTTGCTGGATGAGGAACTCCAGAACCTCGCCATCTCGCTGAAGGAAGCGATCGGCGAGAAGGCTGGCATCGTCG